CAAAAATGTTATCCATCATCCAACGAAGTACAGGATGCCCACCATGAGCAACCTTTTCTTCTAGCGTTAGTTTCATCAGTTCCTTAGTCGGTGGACTCATATCCTTAAATCCTTGACCAAAGGGGACAACAGTAAAGCCCATGCCTTCTAGGTTTTGAACCATTTGTACGGCTCCCCAACGGTCAAAGGCAATCTCACGAATATTGTACTTTTCGCCAAGTTCTTCGATGAACTTCTCAATAAAACCGTAATGGACCACATTGCCTTCCGTTGTTTTAAGCTGTCCTTGCTTTTCCCAGACATCATAGGGAACATGGTCACGATTAACTCTGCTACTGAGGTTTTCTTCCGGTAACCAAAAGTAGGGAAGAATGATGTATTTATCATCTTCATCAACGGGAGGAAACACCAGAACAAAAGCTGTAATATCAATGGAACTAGAAAGGTCTAGTCCGCCATAGCATACCCTTCCAAGTAAATCCTCTTCACTTACGGCAAAGGCACATTTATCCCACCGGTCCATTGGCATCCAGCGAACCGCTTGTTTGACCCACTGATTAAGTCGTAACTGTCTAAAGGCATTCTCTTCTGCAGGATTTTGCTTGGCTGATTCACAGGCGGCTTTTACCTTATCAATCCCTACCGTTATGCCAAGGCTTGGATTAGCTTTTTTCCACACCTTCGGATCGGTCCAATCATCTGACTCATCTGCTCCATAAATAACCGGATAAAAAGTCGGGTCAATCTTTCTTTTCTCCATGAGGTCTTTTGCTTTCTGATGGGTTTCATAGCAGATTGATTTTGTATCTGAGCCTGCCGTGGTGATAAGAAAATATAGAGGCTGTGTTCTTGCGTCTCCAGAACCCTTGGTCATGACATCAAAGAGTTTTCTGTTGGGCTGCGTATGCAACTCATCAAAAACAACACCATGAATATTAAAGCCATGCTTTGAATAGGCCTCTGCTGAAAGCACTTGATAAAAACTATTAGTCGGTTGGAAAATGATCCGTTTTGTTGCCGATAAGATTTTGACCCGTTTACTTAGAGCCGGACTCATACGTACCATATCAGCAGCCACCTCAAAAACAATGGATGCCTGTTGCCTGTCTGCAGCGCATCCATAAACCTCGGCTCTTTCTTCGCCATCACCACAGGTAAGCAGTAATGCGACAGCTGCCGCTAATTCAGATTTCCCCATTTTCTTTGGAATCTCAATATAGGCTGTATTAAATTGCCGATAGCCATCTGGTTTCAGTGTGCCAAAGAGGTCTCTGATAATTTGTTCTTGCCAATCAATCAGTTCAAAGGGTTTTCCAGACCATTTCCCCTTGGTATGACTTAAACACTCAATAAAGTTGACCGCATAATCTGCAGCATCTTTATCGTAGATAGAGTCCTTTGCCATAAAAGGTGTCGGTTTATATTTCTTAAGTTTTCTGATTGCGGTCACCTCCCTTCAAAATGGGCATAAAAAATACAGCCTTTAGCTGTATGACGAGAGAAAGAGCGTCTGCACGCTCAAATCCCTATACTATTGAATTTGTTTATGATTTAATCTTCATCACCGTTTAAAATGAACTTCACATATTTGGCTTTGTCTTCTTCCAAAAAAATGACCAGCTCATAAAATTTCATCTCATCTGCGATTCTTTGAACTGCGTTCACATCAAACATATTGGTAAGTCCTGTATCTCGAATGGCAATAATCTGCTTCTTTATCTTATCTGTCATCATCAATCCTCCTGCATAGGTCTTCTCCAAAAACGACCGATAAGCTAGACCCGGTGTCCCAAGACACCATGATTGAGCCGATATCATCAACTCCTATTACTATGCCTTTTGTTCCAATCACTGGTGCTTGAATATCATCCATCCTTAATAGTTCTACACGGCATCCTACAGGATACTTTTCACGAAGATGATGTAGTCGTTCTTTACTGATTATCCTCATTTTTAGCTCCTCCTTTAAATGCCGATGAACCTGTTAGGTCTCTAAGCAGTATTTTCCGTTCTTCCTTATATTCTTTTCCGATAAAGCCTAGGCGCAGTAAAAAGCATCGGAATGCATACTTCTCATTCGGAGTTTCCTTTTCTTTTGCCATGATGCGTTTTTGATTCCTTGCCATCTCACAAAGAGCTGAAATAAAGTGGGTATACGCTTGTACCTCTTCTGGTGAAGGCATTTCTTCAAACCAAGGAAATGAGACTTCCTCTTCTGAAATCTTAATCGGTAAATCGTCTAGCCGCAAAGCATGACGAATCAGTTCGCCTTTTACCTGAATGATTGCTTTTACGTTTTCTAATGCTGTATCAGTAAAGCTGTTTCTTGGCATGGAGATACAAAGACCAAACATTCCGCTGTCCGCCGTTTGTGCGGCCTCTGTGCCCTTAGTTTCTTCCATTGGGGTAAAGCCCTCACTTAATAAATGCTCGGCCACACTTTCGATTTCTTCGCTATCTGCCTTGCCACCTTGTTCAAGTGTTCCATTCTTGTCGATGATAAAATCCCCCACCTCATAAGCCATGCTAGGCATTCCTAGATACTTTGCTTTCACACCTGTAATTTTACTCAGTGTTGTAACTAGCCTTTTTCGGTCTGCTCCTGTTACGTTATATTTAATGACCATGTACAAAACCTCCTTTGTTTTGGTATGTACATATATCACTCTAAAACACTACTATAGCAAGCTATTTCTCGCTTTTTAGGTGTAGAAATTAGACTTAATATTTCACCTCTAATTGTGTAAACCAAACAATGCCCGATAGGACAAAACACACATTAGGCAAGGCTACTCCATTACCCCACATCTTATATTCTGCAGAATCTGAATGAGGGTTTTTAAGCCACTTCGTGATTTGCTTTAGTGTCTTAGGTTTTGTGTAAGCTCCCGTTGCTTTACGGAATGTTTCAAAAATGTCATACCAAATCCGAAGGTCATCCATCGTTGGGGTCTCTATGCCTAAATCACTGCACCACCAATCTGGAAAACCTTGCAGTCTTGCACACTCAGTTGGAGTTAGTCTTCTCACCGTATAATCTATCCCGTCATTATCATTGATAAGTGGCGGATCTTTGTAGTCGGTAGCAACTAGTGTATTGGCCAGTTCCTCTTTGGCATCTGTAAAAAACGATGCCTTACTGGATGAGTAGGTAGGAGTTGCAACAGCACTTGGGCCTTGTGCCTTCAGTGTTGAATTAATTCCGTCTTCAGTAATTCCAAGGTTTCTAGCATAATTTTGACCGCAATTAAATGACTCTCTATCAATTGCATAGACCACAGCGTGTTTATCTACGGTATTTAGAGTAAAGCTAAGCTCTTCATTCACACCAGCACCTTGAGGTCCATTCTTGTCTGCCCGTCCTATCATAGAACCTTGTAAACCATAAGATTCCACCACTGCAATACCACCTTGATTGCTGTCCGGTGCATTACCCGACGTATCAATCGTTCTTGCCGTATCACTTTCGTAAACATTGGAACGGGCATTTACAGTTCCTTCCGAGGTAAATCGCACATCATAAGTCTTAGAATTCTCCACAACAAATGGTTGGTTGTTGCCTCCTGTTCCATAGGTCGCTGAAATCGTAGGAGCAACATCTATCGGTCCAGTAAAACGTGTATCCTTTCCGTGATTATCAAAAACAGCCGAGTCCATAACATAAGGTAGATGATTTGACTTAGCACGTAGGGTACAAGTGATATCCTTTGTCACATCCATACGATTACCGCCCTGGTCATTTAAGCAGATTGTGCCTGCCTCTCCAGTGCTGTCTGCAAAGTTGCTGGCAGTTCCTTGCCACGAGCGGATGCTCTTTTTAGAATACCCAGACAAGCCTTCTGACTTAAATAGTATTTCTCCGGCACCCCCATCTGCAAAATCTGCGACAAGGAAGATGCGTTTTCTTCGTTGGGGAACTCCCCAGTATTGAGCGTCAAGCACTCGCCAGGCAAGGGAAAAATGATCTCCCACAATAGTTCCTGCTTGTTTCCATTTATCAATTTTAGGAACTGATAAGGTTTCGTCCTTGATGTGGCAGATGCCTTCAAGGACACATCTGAAATCTTCTCCTTTGTTTGATGAGAAGGCTCCAGGGACGTTTTCCCAGACAATATATCTTGGTTTTTTGCCATCTGTAGCACACCTCATTTCTTTTACAATTCGGATGGCCTCATAAAAAAGACTTGAACGTTTACCATCCAAGCCATCACGCTTACCTGCTATGGATAAATCCTGACAAGGTGAGCCAAAAGTAATAATATCTACCGGTTCTATCTTACTGCCATCCATGGTTGAGATATCACCGTAATGTTTTATAAAAGGCAGCCTTTTCGTTGTCACCCTAATAGGAAACGGTTCAATCTCCGATGCCCATACTGGGGTAATACCAGAAATTAAACCGCCTAAAGGAAAACCACCTGAACCATCAAAAAGACTGCCAAGGGTTAGATTAACCATCAGCAACCTCCAGTTCATCATAGTTGTAGATCAGCCCATCCCTTTGGACGCTGACATCGGTAGAAGTTCCGACCTGTTCAATGTAGCGTTTGATAATGACATCGCAAAACTTTTCATCTAATTCTGCCGTGTAGCAAATGCGCTCTGATTGTTCACAAGCAATTAAGGTACTACCACTGCCGCCAAAAGGATCTAGCACAATGGTGTTAGTCATCGAGGAGTTCAAAATCGGATAGGCGAGCAGAGGGATAGGTTTCATCGTAGGATGGTCTCCATTTCTCTTCGGCTTATCAAATTCCCAGATGGTGGTTTCTTTCCTGCCCGTATACCACTGATGCTTGCCTTTCTTTTTCCAGCCAAACAGCACAGGTTCGTGCTGCCATTGATAAGGAGAACGCCCCAGTACAAGGGAGTCCTTTTTCCATATACAACAGCCGGACAAATAAAAACCGGCATCCGAGAAGGCTTTTCTAAAATTAAACCCTTCGGTGTCGGCATGGAATACATAGATGGAGGCATCGTCTGCCAGAACTTCTTCGATGTTGATAAAAGCATCTAAGAGGAACTGGTAGAAGGCATCATTTGCCATATGGTCATTTTTGATTTTACCTGCAGCACCTTCATAATTCACATTGTAGGGAGGATCTGTTACACACAAGTTTGCCTTCTTTTTATTCATCAGCAGATCATAGGTTTCTTTCTGGGTGGAGTCACCACAGATAAGCCTGTGTCTGCCAAGCGTCCATATGTCACCAAGCTTGCTGATGACAGGCTTCTTTAGTTCTGCATCCACATCAAAGTCATCATCGTGGATACCGTCTTTTAGTGTGTCCTTAAATAAGTCATCCAGTTCTTTAGGATCAAATCCGGTAAGAGAAACATCAAAATCTACACCTTGTAAATCTGCAATTAAAAGGGCTAGTTTATCCTTATCCCAATCACCGCTGATTTTATTGAGTGCTATGTTAAGTGCTTTCTCTTTCTCTTCGTTCATCTCGATAATGACACACTCAACTTCTGTGATGCCCATATCAATGAGAACTTTTAGTCTTTGATGCCCACCAACAACATGGCTGGTCACCTTATTCCAGATAACCGGCTCTACATAACCAAATTGTTCAATGGAGCGTTTTAATTTATCGTATTCTGCATCTCCTGGTTTCAAATCTTTACGAGGATTGTATGTTGCAGGGATGAGGTCTTTTGTATTCTTCTTTTCAATCAACATATTTGTTTACCGCCTCCCTTAGTTCTGTATAGCAATCCAAAAACTCCCAAGTGCTTAAGCCATATCTGAAATGACCATACGTAGCTGTATCTGCATAAATAACATCCGTCAGCCTTAGCTTTTCGATAATGGCTGCAGGTCTTAGATTGAATACATCTAGCACTGCACGACAAAGGATACTTTCTTCCACCGTGCCTGTTCCAAAGGTATCAATCTCAAGAGCAACCGGATCTGCTTTTCCAATAGCATAGGAAATCGCTACCTGGCATCGCTTAGCAAAGCCACATCGAACGATATTCTTTGCAATCGCCCTTGCCATATAGGCACCACTGCGGTCAACTTTTGTCGGGTCTTTTCCTGAAAACGCACCGCCACCATGAGTGGCGAGTCCGCCATAGGTATCAACCATGATTTTTCTTCCCGTAAGCCCTGTATCTGCAGCAGGCCCTCCTTCAACAAATCGTCCACTAGGATTAATGAGGATCTCAGTCTCATCGTCAAATGGATACTTCTCAAAGACAGGCCAAAGCACCTGGGCAATGACCTCATTTCGCAAAACATCTAAATCTTTATCTGCACTGTGTTGAACAGAGACAACGATGGTCTTAATTCGTTTTGGTTTGTCACCTTCATATTCCACCGTCACTTGAGCCTTACCATCAGGGCCTATGTCTTTGATTACACCATTCTTCATCACCTTATCCAGCTTTTCGCAAATTGCATGGGATAAGACCAAGGGGAGAGGTAGTTTCTCACTAGTTTCATTGGTGGCATAGCCATAAACGGTGCCTTGGTCACCAGCTCCTAACATGGAATACCATGACGTATCACCCTCACGAGATTCCAATGCCCTATCCACACCACCTGCGATATCTTTACTTTGTTGATGGACATAGACAAATACTAAAAACTTTCTAGGATTGTAGCCCACATCCGTCAGAACACGGCGAACAACACCTCTGATATCAATTCTTTTTGAGCAGGTGATCTCACCGGCAACAATGATGTGTCCTTTGGTAGCCATCACCTCGCAAGCAACACGAGAGGATTTATCTTTTCTTAAACACGCATCTAAAATGCTATCTGAAATAAGGTCACATAATTTATCGGGATGACCTTTACATACACTTTCACAAGTTCTATATTTTTTCATTTTATTTTCCTTTCCGAGCAGATAATAACCGCTCCATCAAATCATCCTGTGGACTTCTGCCACCAAACTCCACAGAGCAGTTTTCCTTTACAATCTGGTAAATCTGATACCAACACTGGTTGACCTGTTTCATGTATTCACGACTCATCGCAACATAAGGTGATGCGATGGCAGCGGAAGTGGTTGGATGCTTGGCAAGAAAGCCATATTCTGATATACACTCTTCACACTGAATCCAACGAGAAACACTCATGGCATACTGCTCGATAAGCTGGTTGTTTACTAACATTTCGCAGCCACGATCTTTCAGCCACTTGTAAGTTTCGATATAAATATCTTCTGCGCAGAGGTCTTTGCCATTTTTCTGAGTAGCCTTTAAATAATCTTTTACAGCCGGCACATCTGCACCTTCTATTTCCGTTGGCTCTGGCAGGATCATGGCACCATTTAATCTGCCGTCAGCAATTTTATCGGTTAAAGCCTTTGATTTTCTTCCTGAACCCACACGCTGACCGCCTCTTGCTGTACCGTCTTTCGCCATGTTTTTCACCCCACTTTCCTAAAAGTCTTTAATACCCCCTTTGATTTCTGATTTTTACACGCGAAGCCCCAGGCCGTTGTCCGCCATAAGAGGTCTAGAGATTTGACCTCCCCCTTGGGTCAGCTACGAATCTGTCGATCACCGAGTTCTAAATGAATCTTGTTGTGACAGGATTTACATAAGGACATCAAATTACTTTTATCGTGTGTACCACCTTGAGAGACAGGGAGGATGTGATGCACTTCATCAGTGGGAGTTAGTCTTCCATCCTCTTTACACATCTCACACAGGGGATGTTCTCGTGCATATCTGTCACGGATTCTTTTCCAAGCTCTGCCGTATTTCTTATTAACATCCTTTGACCGTTGGTATTTGTCATAGCGTCTACGTTCTATTAATTTATGTTCATCACAGTACTGACCATCGGTTAAGTTGGGACAGCCTGGTGTACTGCACGGTCGTTTCGGTTTTCTTGGCATCGTATCACCTCACTTTCTGGGCATAGAAAAAGCCCTGCAGGGCGCATCCCACAAGGCTTGGTAAGTATTCTATCTTGCTGATTATAATGTAACATGAAGATGAGGTGCTTATCTCTGCTCAAAAGTGCTCATTGCTGTTCAACTTTTGAATAGTTATTGGATTTTGAGGTACAATAACATGATTTAAGGCATTACCATGCCATCTACGAATAGTACTCTTATCCGCATTCAGCTCATCACCAATTTGCTCCCAGGTAAAGTTGTGAACGTAGCGGTAACGTAACACCATGCGTTCATCGATATCCGTTACTTTATTAATCACATCTCGAATCTCTGCTTTAAGTGCTACAAGATGATTTACCTCATCATTAATCTTGATTTGTAGTTCTTCAATTCGCTCCAGGTATCTGACAAACAAAGCATCGGTATGCCGCTGGGTTTGTATTCTCTCACCCCAACTAGGGGAGGAAACACTGGTCGATAGCTCCCTTAGCCTTTCCATTTCCTCAATGTTGGATTGGATTCGTTTATCTAGCCTGTAGGCTTGATGTAAATATTCTTTTGCTTTCATTACTCGCTCACCTCCGCTTGTAGCTTTTTGATTAGGACATTCCCATCAACAGAGGTAAGTTCTCTATACCAATCAGAGCGGAAGAACCTCTCCACCTCGTTTTTCAAATCTTGTGCCGGTCCATACTTTGGACGCTTTTTTAGTTTCTTTAAGGCTGTCCGATAATCCTTAACAGCCATTAAAATGATGGCATTGGCTAAGTTTTGATAAGGTTCTGTCATCGCATCACCTCTAAATTCGCCTTTACCGCATCAATCAAGGCGTCTTGAGTTTTCTCTTTTTTTGTGAGTGCAAGCAGTACGTCTTCATCGATGGTGTTTTTGGTGATGATGTGGTGAACAATAACTGTATCCTTTTGTCCTTGCCTATAAAGTCTTGCATTGGTTTGTTGATAAAGTTCTAGTGACCAGGTCAGACCAAACCAGATAAGCGTTGAACCGCCGCTTTGAAGATTAAGACCATGACCTGCACTGGCTGGATGAATAACAGCAATGGGTATCTTGCCATCATTCCAATTCTCAATATCCTTTGATGACTGAATTTGCCTTATCGGAAATCGCTCTTTAATCCGTTCTAAATCATGCTTATACCAATAAGCAACAAGGACTGGTTTCCCATTTGCTCCTTCAATTAAATCTTCCAAGGCATCTAGCTTTTTGTCATGAATTACATGAGCTTTATTCTCGCTATCGTATACTGCACCATTTGCCATCTGTAGCAGTTTTCCAGAAAGGACTGCTGCATTAACCGCATCAATATCTTCATCACCTAAGTTAGCCACCATGTCTTTCTTGAAATCTGAGTAAACCTTCCATTCCTTATCACTTAAAGTGACAAATACTTCATTGCTGACATATTCAGGCATGGTGAGATAATCAGTAGATTTCATAGAAATGGTGATGTCTGATATTTGTTTGTAGATTTCCTCTTCCGCACCGGGTAGTGGCTTATAAGAAAATATAATCTGAGCATTTCGCTTATCTGGCTTAAAATAGGTATTTCGATAATGACTAATGTAGCGTCCTAGCCTTTGACCCAAATCAAGAATTCGAAATTCAGCCCATAAATCCATCAATCCATTACTGGAGGGAGTTCCGGTAAGGCCGACTATTCTTTTTACAGAGGGTCTTACTTTGAGGAGACTCTTAAACCGCTTTGCACCATAAGATTTAAAGGATGACAATTCATCAATGACTACCATATCAAAATGAAAAGGAATACTACTTTTATGAACCAGCCAATCCACGTTCTCACGGTTGATGATGTATAGCGTTGATTGTTTCTTGAGGGCATCGATTCTTTCTTTTTCTGTTCCCACTGCCACCGAATAAGAGAGTCCTTTTAGATGATCCCACTTATTGATTTCGGCAGGCCATGTATCCCTTGCTACTCTAAGTGGAGCAATGACTAGCACTTTACATACGAGAAAACTGTCTAAACACAAATCAAATATGGCAGATAAGGTAATCACACTCTTACCTAAACCCATCTCAAGAAATACAGCCGATATGGGATGGGATAAAATGAACTCAGTGGCATAGTTTTGGTATTCATGTGGCTTGTATTTCACTGAGTATCCCTCCAATCTGTTCTACACCATCTAGGCAATAAACTAGAAAGCCTAATGCCTCTAATTGCTTCTTTCTTTTATTCTGTAAAGGACGCATCTTTTTACCTGTCGCCTTACATTCGACAAAGGCGATTCTTCCCATGGGAAGTAATACAATGCGGTCAGGCATGCCATCTATACCAGGACTTACAAATTTCGGTGCTATACCTCCCATGCTTTTTACTGTCGCTACCAGTTTTTGTTCTATATATTTTTCTTGCATAAATGACCTCCAACAATTCATCAGGAACAACAAGCACAACTTTTAACGTTTTTTCCTATACGCGCGCATACACACGCTCACGATGCCTTACTACTACTATTTATTAATTTATTACTAAGTAGTAAAACTCTTGTTCCACTCATTCCATTAACGCCAAAACATCAGTAATAACTGGGTTTTTAAGAGAACAAGCATAAGGAACAACCTAAGAACAAAGAACGACCTTACTCATTTTTCTCGTAACAACGTTGTCTACCGTATATGGGAAAATTACTTGTTCCGTTCTTGTTCCCTTGGTACTTGTTCCACCCATTTATCTTTTTCATAATGCCTGCAATGGCATAGGAGTCCGCAGGTTTCATGGCGGAGGCATCCCTTCCAAAGCATTCACACCAAATTTCCATATTACAAACAAGCGTACGTTCAACCGTACCGACACGGGATTCCCCACCAAATTCACTACCGTTTAAGTAGTTTCTTCGCTCGTATAAGGACAGGGCATTCCAATCATCGGGTAAAAGCGTATCGAGATAGCTGCGAACAAGGCCTTCTCGCTCATCACTTTCCATGGCATCTGCCTGCTCATTCGTTGCTAACTCTACATCACTGCCCTCTAAATAGAGCTTTTCACCTTGGCCATAAAGCACCAAAGTTTCTGCCCATATCTGCTCTACATCGTATACCGACATCTGCCATGCTTTTCTTTTGCCGTCACCACTAATACGCACTGGCCAGAATCTTCGGTTACCCGTGATATCTCGCAAGAATCCACTCTCTGCATTGGTAGAACCGACAATGATACATTGACGTGGGTGGCTTTCAACATTCACACCATAACTGGCACGATATTTATCATCCGATCTTGATATAAAGGACTTCACAACCTCCACATCAGTTTTTCGCATGCCAGCTAGTTCGCCCAGTTCTAAAATCCAGTACCCTTGAAGTTTCTCAGGACCTGCTTTATCCTTCATATCCGTGAGCGTCAAACTATCGGAAAACCAATCACCTGCAAGCTTTGCAAAGAAGGTAGACTTACCGATGCCTTGTGGTCCATTCAGAATTAAAACGCTGTCGAATTTCGTACCAGGTTGAACAATTCTAGCGACTGCTGCTACCATCATTTTTCTAGTAACGGCTCTGGTATAGGAATTATCTGTTGCATTAAAATAATCAATCAGTAAGGTCTCAACGCGGTCGATTTCATCCCACTCTGGTAGATGATCCAGGTATTCTTTTATAGGATGATAGGATCGCTCTGCTGCGACTGCTAGTATTGCGTCCTTTGTTTTGGTTGGGGAGTAGATGCCATATTTATTAGACAGATAAACTTTAAGGGCTGCATTATCTGAATCATTCCAGCCACCCTTCATCTGTTCCCAAGGCAGTCCGTCTCTTGCATCGATTCCATCACGGTGCTTATTAAAAGCAATGGATTCTAGTTCTGAATCGTTACGGATGATGAGAACGATATTATCCAAGGTGTCCTTAATCTTTCCTTGCTTATCCAGCTCAAGTGCTGTCTGCCAGTTATCTTCAGTAAAATCGATTGTTGCCTGTTCCATCCGCTCTTTCATAAACTGTGCTTTTACTTCATCGTCTTGGATAGCAAATTCGCACATATTGATAAAGGATGGGAGTTTACTTGGAGGTGTGCTTTCTGTCGCTCGATCATCTAAATGACCAAACTTGTGAATGCGAACAAGGTCAAAAGCATTAAGCAGCCTCCCACTTGCAGGATCTGTTGCGTGATGGGAATAGGCAAACTTATCATCATAGAGGATAACCCCTGCACTGGAGTCAGCCGGGATATAATCATATCGACCTACCATTACTGAAGGCTCGTATATATCCTTTAAAAACATATCGATTGCACTGCTTACTGAGTAGGTACGGCAAAAAGTACCGATAACTCCCTCTTTAGAAAGTGGATCGGCTTGTTCTTTTAATGAGCGATCAAGTACTTCTGACTGCCTAGAGGATACGGGCCAAGTACTGGTGTCTCGCCAATCATCGTATTTATTTAGAAATTCATCAGGATCAAGGAGA